GGACGATGGCCGTGAGCATCAGGCAACCACAGAAAGAACGGGAGCGGGAGCAGCAGAGGCAGAAGCAGTACGTCAGTCCATGGAGTTGATCAACAGAAAGGAAAGAACACGCATGCAGCAAATTCCCTGTATTCTTCTGATACCTGAGGGCAGTGTCCCCGGTTATCCAGCACATCCCATCGCTCCCGGAGGTCCGCCTCCCGGTGTCTGGCCGGATCCAGGTTATCCGGCACACCCGATTGCACCGGGAGGTCCGCCTCCTGGCGTCTGGCCCGGTCCCGGCTATCCCGCGCACCCGATTGCTCCCGGTGGCGGACCTTCGCAGGGGCCGGGATTCCCCACGCAGCCGATCTATCTGCCGCCCACGGTAGCGATGCCGCCGATCTACTATCCGCCAACGGCGCCTGGATATCCGGCACATCCAATTCCTCCTGGAGTTTGGCCTATGCCGCCCAATCCGCCGGAAGGTGGCCCTGGAATTCCGCCCTGGTGGCCCGGTGCGCCGACGCATCCGATTCCTCCTGGCGTCTGGCCAACACCTCCTGGTGGACCCCCGCCACAAGTCACGCACCCCATCCCGCCCATCGTGTGGCCCACTCCTCCCGGAGAGACACCCACACCGCTGCCTCCCGGCGTAGTCGCGCCGCCCATGGCACTGACGGCCGGCCAGACTCAGCCGCCCATGAATATTCCCGGTGCTGGCACGGTCAACGTGCTCGCTTACGTGCCGGGTGCGAACTGGGTGTGGATCGGAGTTACGGCCGCGGGGCCGCAGCCGAAGAAATAAAGCTTCCCTCGGGGGAGGGGAAAGGGGGCTGGTGGGTTCCTGTACCTCCATCTACCTGCTGGTCCCCAATTCAGGAGATTTGAAACATGAGACTCAAAGCCAGAGAAGAACTGTTCTACGCCAACAGGGTATGGCAGGCCGGTATGCTCTTCGACGCGCGTGAGGCGGATGCACGGGTCCTGATCAACACGGACATGGCGGAACCTTTCGGGCTCGAGGACCCCTCCACGCGCACACTGGCAGATGCGATCGAGAATCTGCGGCCGCCTCCACCGGTCGAGTCCTCTGTCTCTCTCAGTCCTACCGGCGCGATACCGAATGCAAACGGTGGAGCGGACCTCTTCCGGGTGACCATGGACGGTGAGGGGATGTGGGCCGCGACCACAGGAACCACTTGGCTCACGATTGACTCTCCCACTGTGCCACAGACGCAAAGCGGGGACGTGCATTACACCGTGGCCCCTAATTTGGACCCGGGCACCCGTTCCGGTGATATCCAGGTCAACTCCGAAGTCTTCACGGTGACGCAGGCAGCCGGCGCTTGAAGACGATGGGAGAGCACATCCACTTGAAGACCAACGTGGAGTGCCCCATCTGCGGAGGCCACGGCTGGGTCTGCGAGGCTCACCCGGACAGGCCTTGGGAGAGCGGGAGCGCGCGGGACTGCGGCTGCGGCGCGCCTGGCATGCCGTGCCGGTGCACAGGGCTGGAATGATAGGTTATGCTGCCGTTCGCGTCTGAATACGGTCGAGCGTTTTGGCTAGAGCATCCTGCGCTCTCTCAAGCTCATAATGCGACTGCAAGTTCATCCAATATTCAGGTGTCGTACCCCAATAGCGGGCGAGCCTCAAGGCGGTATCCCCGGTGATGCCACGCTGCCCGTTGACAATCGCGCTGATCCGGTTCATCGGTACCTGGATGGCTTTCGCCAATTGGTTCATGCTGACGGCCGCGTCCCGAAGATCTTCAGAGAGAATCAGGCCGGGATGGATTGGCGCAAGTTTCTTAGTGGTAGTCAACGATTTCGACTTCATGTGCTCCCTTTCCTTCGACCCAGCGGAAACAGATCCGCCACTGATCGTTGATACGAATGCTGTGTTGCCCTTTGTGATCGCCTTGGAGGGCTTCGAGGCGGTTTCCCGGAATGGCCTGCAAATCGGCGAGCGTATTGGCGGCATGCAGCCGCAAAAGCCGTGTCAACGCCGACTGCTCGATACCGCTGAAGCGTTTCACGAATATTCGCGCGAAAACGTCTGCTGTGTCTTTTGAATGGAAGGTGCAAATCATTCGTGCCTCCATCTATTATATGACGATATCCGTAGAACGTAAAGTTGAGAGGTCAAACCAATGGCTGAATTGAAGGCGCGGACGCGCAATAAACTGCCGGACAGCAAATTTGCGGGACCGAACAGGAGCTATCCGGTAAATGACCGGTCTCACGCCGCAAACGCGAAGGCCCGGGCCACCCAACAGGTGAACGCCGGCAATCTGTCGCCGGCATCGGCAGCCAGAATCCGCGCCAAAGCAGACCGGATCCTCGGCAAAGACAAGGACTGAAGTATGGCAAAACCAAAGTTAGAGGGACTCTCGATCCGCCGCAAGCCGGGCGGCGGCCACACGGTAACCCACGAGTACGCCAAGGCCCCATCTTTCACGCCCGGTAAGAACGGTGGGATGGGCATGGATCAGCCGGCGCCCGAACAGCATAGCTTTGGCGCCGGAGATCATAAAGCCCTGCTGAATCATATTGCGACGGCACTGGCACTGAAGGGAATGTCGAAAGGGATGCCGGGGGAACAGCCGCAGGCGCCGGGCGCGGGAATGCAGCAGGGAGGCCTCCCGGAGGGATAGCGTGTCCCGGCCGGCTGGGGAATCGAACGCCATCAACCGTGTGCTCCAGGCGCGCGGTCTGCCCGGGCTCGAGGAGTCCGGAGCCGTCGAAGCCCTCGCCTTCCTGGTAGAGGATCACCGGCACTTCATGGAACTCCTGCGGGCCTGCGAGCCGTCACTGAGGCGGGACATGTACGAGGCCATGAGCCCCCACCTGCGGTTCCCCGCGCGTCCTCTCGATTACTACATCTCGACAGCGAAGGAGTTCGCGGAGGCCGCGCAGTTGCCGGTGTTGGACGAGTACGGCTTCCTGCAGGAGTACTCGATACCGACCGTGAAGACGGTCGAGATCCCGGCCACGGAGTTGTGGACCCGCTGTTCGAAGTGCGGCAAAGAGGCCATCTTCGTGGGCACCGACAAGCCCGATGCGATCTACACCATGCGTAGCGCCGGCTGGGCCTGGGACGAGACCGCAAAGCAGGCCCATATCTGTCCGGATTGCCTCGACGGGGAGGAACCAGATGCCGACTGAAGAAGAGATCATGGCCGCGGAAGACGAGGACCGGAAGGAACACCTCAAGATGATGGGCGCCTTTATCGCGGCCGGCCTGTGTGCACAGGGTTGCGCCGATCCGACTGTAATCGCGAGGGATGCCGTTGAGATCGCGGAGAAAATCTGCAACCTGGTTGACTCATAATGCCCTGGACCCGAAGGCAAGTAAAGCTACTCCTTTCCGGCAAGTCACCGTTGACCGCGGAGCAGAAGGAAAAGATGACCAAGGAACTGCACGATAACCCGGCCCTCGGTCACGCCAAAAAGGGCTCAAAGGCCCTGAAGAGAACAAAGTGATCTCGGAAGATTCGGTCGATCTTCAGGGCCGCGAGACCGGCGGGAACTCCGACGAGGACCTCCTGGTCGAGATCCGCGACCGCTACCGTGCCTACGACGCCGAGTGGACCAAGATTCGCGAAGAGCGCGACAAGGACCTCCGCTACATCTGCGGAGACCCTTGGGAGATCAAGGATCGCAAGGCGAGAGAGGACGCCGGCCGCCCCTGCATCAACCATGACGAGTTAGGCCAATACGTAAACCAATGCGTGAACAATGTCCGCCAGAACAAGCGGGGGATCAAGGTGGACCCGAAGGGTGAGGGCTCGAACGACGACACCGCAGCCCTGGGGCAGGACCTGATCCGGACCATCGAGTATGACTGCAATGCGGCATCGATTTACGCCGGGTCCTACCAGGACATGGTGGAGGGCTCCTACTCGTTCTTCCGGATTTCGCGCCGCTATGTGTCGGACGACGCCGACTCGCTGGACGCCTCTCTCTTCGACCAGGAGATCGTCATCAGTCCAATTCCAAACCCCAACAGCGTGCTCTATGACCCCCGCTGCAAGGAGCCCGACTGGAGCGATGCGCGGGCGGTATTCGTGCTCGAGAGAGTCCCAAAGAAGGAGTTCAAGGCGCGATGGCCTGACGCGCAGATGACCGACTTCACGGCATGGCATCGGGATTACGCGAGCGATTGGATCTTCGATCAGGACGTCTTAGTGGCCGAGTATTGGAGGGTCGAAATCGAACGGGTCAAGCGATACGAACTCAAGAGCGGGGAGGTAGTCAAGGCGCCCGGCGGCCGTCCGGTGAAGAAACAACGGCTGGTCGAGAAGCGGACCATCCGCCAGTACGTCACCAACGGAGTCGAGATCCTCGAGAGGTCCGAGGATCCGGAGCCCGGGACCATCATTCCGATTATCCCGATGATCGGCCTGCAGCGCTTCGTGGACGACAGCGGCTCCAGCCGGCGCCTGCTGTTCAGCCTGGTCCGACTGGCGCGCGACCCTCAACTATCCCTCGCCTACCTCAACTCCCAGGAGATGGAAGAGGCCGGGTTGACCCCGAAGACCCCCTTCCTGGGATACAAGGGCCAGTTCGACAGCAACCGGACGCAGTGGTCGAACATTACCAAAATCCCGTACGCCTTCCTCGAGGCCGATATCCCCGACAACTGGCCGGCCGGCCAGGTTCCCCCTCTCCCCCAGAGGGTCCCATTCACGCCGAATTTTGGCGCCTACGAGATCGCGAAGGATAGCAGCCGGCGCGCCATTCAGGCGGCCATGGGAATCACGCCGATGCCGACAGCGATGCAGCGCAACAACGAGAAGTCCGGTATCGCCATGGACCGCATCGAGAACATGGAGGCACTGGGGTCCTTCCACTTCATCGACGGCTACGATCGCGCGATCCGTCTCGCCGGCAGGGTCATCGACCAGTGGATTCCCACGGTCTACACCCGGCAGCGGACCAAGCATATCCGGAAGCCAGACGATAGCTACCGCCGCGTCGAGCTCAACACCGAGGCCCCGTATCCGGACCACAAGACCGGGCAGCCTGTGCAATTCCCTGTGGAAGAAGTAGACCACTCGATCTCGATCTCGAGCGGGCCCTCGATCAACTCGCAGCGTGATGCGGTGAGCCAGTTCCTCGACGGTCTGATCGGGCAGTTGCCACAGCTTCCGGTGTCGCCCCCGCAGGCTGCCAAAATTCTTGCGCTCGCCATCCAGATGAAGAACCTGGGCCCGAAGGGAGACCAGATGGCCGAGATCATCTCTCCCACCGAGGGCAGCCCCGACCAGAGCCAGCAGCAGCTCGCCATGGCGCAGGGACAGCTCCAGCAGCAGGGCATCATGATCCAGCAACTCCAGGCAGAGCTGCAGAAGCTCACGGTCGAACGCCAGGCCAAGGTGGTCGAAGGCGAGTACAAACTTCTCACGGAGCGCATGCGTACCCAGGCCGATCTACTGGTGGAGCGTCTGAAGGTCGACGCCCAGGTGGCGACCGCTGAAGTGCAAACCAAATCACAGGCTCTCAGCGAACGCATTGCGGCCATCGAGGAGCTCAACAAGCAGTCGCGCGAGCAGATCCACGAAGCGAACACGCAGGAGAGCGACCAGGCGCACGAGATGCGGATGGCCCAGCAGGAGTACCTGCAGCAGTCCATGGAGGCCGGCGTACAGCGCGAGCACGAGCAACAACAGCAACTACAGCAACAGCAGCAACAGAGCCCTCAACCGGGGGAGGGAACGGAGGGACCAGCATGATACCGTTTCGCGCGTTACTGATGATCCTGGCGATTATCTGTTTGTTTTTGTCGGCATTGGGGGTGCAAGTGCCGCGCGGGAATCTCATGGCCGCCGGGCTCACCCTGTGGGCGATCGCAACCGTACTCACATAAAAAGCTTATGAGTGAAGACGTAAACACACCGGCCGCGGAGTCGTCACCCGCGCCCGCAACTACCGAATCGCAGCCGGCCTCCGCGGAGCCTGTAGAGGTTCCCAAGGACCCGGCAGCATACGCCGAGTGGCGTATGACCGGCAAACTGCGGGCAGACAAAGAATCGTCGTCAGAGGGGGACGAATCGGCACCGTCCAAAAAATCCGCTGGTGAAAAGCCAGGAAAAGCCGCCCCGGCCTCGGACGCCGGTAATCAACGCAGGCAGGGCAGAACCGATGCGGATAGCCGCAAAGAGGAACTGAACCGCGAGATCAGAGATTTGCTGGCAAAGAGAGATTCTCTGCGCCAAGAAGCCGCACCACCACCAAAAAAAGAGGACGTGAAAGCGGAACCGTCCACCGCGGTGGAGGACAAGCGGCCGGTCAAGCCGAAGCAGGAAGACTTCGACGACTGGGGAAAATACGAGGCAGCCCAGGACAAGTACCTCGAGGACCTGGCGGACTGGAAAGCCGCCCTGAGAATCGAGGCGCACGCCCAACAGCAACGCCAGGAGAGCCTGACGCAGGAGATGCAAAAGCGCCTGGACTCTGCCAAGGAACGTTACGGGGAGGAGTCGGAGACAACCATCACGAGCACCGCGAAGAGCATCTTCAGCGATGAAGCCGTCCCGCCGGCCATCAAGGCCGCGCTTGGGCGATCGGAAGTGATTGTCGACGCTCTCTACGTAATCGGCTCGGATGCCACGGAATTTGCCGACTTTGTGAAGCTCGCGAAAACAGATCCACTCGAGGCCCTACGTAAGTGGTTCACCGTCGAAGCGCTCGTCAAAGAGGAGCTGAAGTCCGGAACCAAGCCCGCGGAGCGGGCCCCGGACGGGAAGTTCGTCTCAACCGAGAAAGCCGAGAAGCCTGCCAAAAAGGAAGCACCACCTCCTCCGCGGGAGCTGAATGGAAATGCAGCGCCACCGGGGGATGAACGGGAGCGGGCTGCCAAGACCAACGATTTTCGTTCCTTCAAACAGGACGCCGATCGGCGGGATGTGCAGCGCTTCAGGGGTCAATAAGTGCCGAGTAACAACTTTGCCAACACGAGCTGGGTCTCGATGGAGGTCCTCAGACTCCTCGTCAACAAGCTCGTCGTCAGTGAGTATTTCAACCGCTCCTGGGAGAAGGACTTCAACAAGGAATTCGCACCAGGCAGCACGATTCAAATCAAGTTCCCGCAACGCTTCCAGACCGTAGACGGTATGGGCTACGCGCCGCAGGGAATCAACCGCATCACCACCACCGTGGCTCTCGATACCTGGATCCAGGTCCCATTTGAATGGGACGACTATGAGAGGGCGGTTAAGCTCGAGCGCAGTGAGGCAGAGCTCCGCGAGAACTACTGGGAACCGGCCGGCGCCGCGATCGCGCAGTCGATCGACAGCAAGGCCGCCAACTTCGCGCGCCTCAACGCCAGCAACTTCATCGGGCAGCTGGGGACCGACCCGACCACCGTGCAGGCCTATTACACGGCACGCGCGTTGTTAGAGAAGGAAGCCTGCCCTCCCGGTAAACGGTGCATGCTGATCTCGACCAACATGATGGTTTCGATCGGCAGCAACATCACCAACGTATTTCATCCGTCCGATGAAATCACGCGCATGTTCAAGCAGGGCTCCATCGGGCGCCTCGCCGGCTTTGAATTCTTCGAATCCAACTCCCTCTGGACGCACACTGCGGGGACCTGGGCCGGCGTCGTCAAGGTCATCGGTTCCGGTCAGTCTGGCGCCGCCCTGGTGATCCAGGGGACCGCGGGCGACACCATCAACCCGGGCGACAAGTTCAGCATCGCAGCGATGAACATGACCAACCCGATGACGTACCGGTCCGCCGGCCCGCTGACGCTCCGGACGTTCACTTATCCCGGGCCGGCGCAAATCGTCCTGACGGGGGGCAGCGATACGGTACCCGTCCTGCCGCCAGTCTACGGGCCTGGAAGCCAGTATCAGAACGTAGACGCTCTCGGCCTGACCAACGCAGCCCTGACGCTGTGGCCGGGCACCACCACCCCGAATGGCAAATCTGGCACTGTGGGCCTCGCCCTCTCGCGGGATGCATTCGCTCTGGTTGGAGGCAAACTCTACCTGCCGAAGGCCGTCGAGAGTGCCTCTCAACAGCAGGACCCCGACTCCGGCATCGCAATCCGCAAGGTGATTGCGTGGGATCCGGTACGGAGTATGCAAGTCAACCGCTACGACTCGCTAATCGGGTTCGGGAATCTTTACCAGCAGAACGGCGCGGTGGCCGTGCTCGGAGCATAAGGAGGAACCATGCCGAGACTCTCATCCCATTTCAGTGTCCAAGATCCCCGATTCGGAAGCGTGGTGATGCCGATGATTATTCCGGTCACGCTAACCGCGGCCGCCACGCTCACCTCGCCACAGTTGTTGTCCGGGTTCATTATCTACAACGCTGCCGGCGCCGCCAACCTTACCCTGCCATCCGCCTCGGATCTCGCCAACAATATCCAGGGCGTCATGGTGGGGACATCTTTCGAGTGCGAGGTTCGCAGCGCCGGCGCGGGCGCCGCAACCGTCGTCGCGGGGGCCGGAGGAACCATCTCCGGTACGGCGGCCGTAGCCACGCTGAACAGTAAGACGTTCCTGGTGAACTTTACGAACGTCGGATTAGGCACTGAGGCCTACACCGTGTACGCAAAGGGCGCCGGGACATACTAAGCATCAACTTTCTCCTTCATCGTGGGGGGCCGGCGCCGCACAGTCCGGCCTCCCTTTTTATGCCGCTGAATGAATCCTCAGGACTCTTCAGTAACCTGACGGAGAAAGAGCAAAAGGAAGCCATGGCAGCAGTCTATGGCCTCGGAGATCTCATGTCACCTGAAGCACTCACTTACGAAGACCGCGTCCGAATGCGCCGTCTGCTCGACCAGATGGACCAGAAAGACGCGGTGGGCAGCACCAAAGAATTCGACCTCAACAAGCCCCCGACCCCGCCATACCAGTACCGCGAGTTCCCGTTCCTGCTCTACCACCACACGCAACGGCAAACCAAGCCGGCGAAGAACCAGGAAGAACGCGAGCGCATGCTGGCGTCCGGATGGAGCGAGGAACCGTTCCCATCGGAACCCGTTGAGGTCCTGCTGACCAGCGACGAGCAGGCCGAAGCGGAAGAGGTCAACCAAAAACTGAAGAAAAGGAGAGCCTGAAAATGACACCGAATGTAACAGAACCCAAGGCGCCGGAATTTACCGCTGAACACCCGGAGTATCCGTTTCTCGTCTACAACCACGAGACCAGACAGACCAAGGCCGCAAAGGACGCGGACGACAAGGCAAAGCTCGCGAAGGAAGGGTACGTGGATGATCCCTATCCCCCGGAAGACCCGGCTGCCCTCACGCCTCCCGAAGTGGCCGAACTGCAGAAGCTGCTCGCTAAAGCAGCGAAAGCTCTCGCGAAACTGGGCAAGGAAAGCGAGAAGCCCGCGAATCAGCCCGCATGATCAGCAATATTTCCGACATCTTGCAGGACGCTTTGATCTTTGTTGGGGCCTACGCGCAGGGTCAGACCGCCAACACGGACGACATGTCTCTGGCCTTCCGCATCATCAACCGGAAGTTCGACTCCCTCTCCGCGGAGAAACTCTCCATGGTGGGCCTGAAACGGGAGCAGCATCCTCTGAGCGGTCTGCCCTTCTACACCTATGGGCTGGGACTCCAATGGGATGTGTCCCCGCGCCCGATCAAGATCAAGTCCGCGTCCGTAGTCGCAAACAACGGCGTAGAAAAGCCGTGCAAGATCGATACCGCGGACCAGTGGGCAGCGGTGGCCGATAAAACCCGGACGGGAGTATTTGCGGAAGACCTGTTCTATGACCAGGGATACCCGACTGGGTATATCTACCTGAGCCCGATGCCGGCTACCGGTCAAGCGATCCTCTGGACCTTCCAGGCAATCCCGCAACTGGCATCGCAAACCGGGACCGTGGACCTGGCTCCGGGATATACGGAGACCATCGTCACCATTGCCGCGGTGGAGCTCTGTATCGCCTTCCAGCGTCCGCTGACGGAAGAGCTGAATAACGCGGCACTGCAGGCGAAGAGCGTAATCGCGCAACTCAACGCCGAACTGTTCAACGCTCCGGCACCCCCGCCTGAGGGCCCAGGACCAACGGCGCCGCCGGCACAGAGGACGACATGACAGCCAAACCCTTATTTCGGAACCGCAGTTTTGGTTCGGTGGAATCGCAATCACTCGGCAAGCCGGCGGCGCGATTCCCGGCCGCAATTGCGACCGACAGCGACCTCGCGATTGCGGTTGACCGGCAGCAGACTGCGCTTGCCCAGACGCTCGACAGCGTCTCTACGTCCATGACCGTTTCTGCCCCCTCCTCGATCACCGCGTACAATCTGCTCTCGATCGATTCTGAAATCGTCAAGGTGACGGGCCCTCCAGCCGGAGGTGTGGTTCCCATACAGAGAGGCTTCGACGGCACGACACCGGCGACTCATCTGAGCGGCGCCCCGGTGTCGGGATTTATCGACGCCTGGCACCACAACGCGCTGATCGCGGAAATCGAGGCCATCGAGCAAACGCTCGGAGCGAACCTGTCGAAGATTCCGGCATCTCCGTTCTATCTTGCGGCCGTACACGCTTTTACGCCGCAGAGTCCGGGAGGGTCTTTAACCGTGGGCACGAATTCGATTGTGCTGAGTCCCGTCCCGGCGGGCGTGAACGGCTCTGACACGGGCCACTATCTTTACATCGACCAGGGGACCGGGACGCCCGAACCGGTGCCGATCACCGGCGGAAACGCGGTGGCCGGTGCCTCCAGTGGAACTATATTCGTAACCTGCGCGAATCCGCACTCGGGCGCGTGGAGGATTTATAGCGCGACGTCAGGCATCCAGGAGGCGGTCAATGCCGCCGGGGCGGCTGGCGGCGGCATCATCTACATCGGACCCGGGACGCACAACATGTACGGCACGGTCAATGTCAATGGACATGGGATCCATATCTTCGGATGCGGTGGCGTAGACAGCGCACTGACTGGCACCATCCTCCAGCGGACCACCGATTACGGCGATACTTTCCACGTGGGAGGGGTTTATGACTTCGCGGTCCAGGACATGCAGTTCCTGCATGTAATCAACTATGCGCCCGGGCCGCCGCCGACGATGATAAACCCGATCACGGTTCACACGAACTCCGCCCACCTCTCGATTACAGGGGCGCAGGGGTCGCGCATCGAGCATTGCGGCTTCAGCAACATGCCCAACAACCTGCTGCTCAACGGCGGCGCGCACTTCACCGTCCGCCACAACTATTTTGTAGGGCTGTGGGATCCCAAAAATACCAACTGCCAGGTGACCGTTGCCAATATCTCCCTGCAGTACTACTCAGGAGGTGGGCAGCCCACTGATTGCGAGTTCAAGGATAACTATATCTGGGGCTACCTTTCGGCTGCCCGCACCCGCACCATCGCTTCCGTTACGGTCCCCAATGTCCAGGAGAATGTCGGGCCGCAGTACGGCATTCTTGCCGCTAATTTCGAGAACATTCAAATCTCGGGCGGGATTATCGGCGCCATGTCAGGCAACGGGATCGGTTTCGTCAATAGCACCGGGCAGGCGGCGCTCGGCTGCGAAATCAGCAACCTTCAGTTCGACAGCGAAGGCGCGGCGGAGATATTCTTCCAGGCAAGCTCGGGCACGATCTCGAATATCGTTATCTCCAACTGCACGTTCAACGGCGAAATCACCACGGGATTCAACGGCATTTACGCGCCAAACGCCGCGTCCAACTACCTCTTCGGGTTAAGCATTACCGGCTGTGTCTTCCTGGCATATGCCGCGGCACCGATCCTGCTCGGCGCGGTGTGCGGTGTCGCCATCACGGGCAATACGTTCCGCGGGTACAACTCCTGCCAGGCCTACAACTCGGATCAGCTCAACGGGTCGGCCATCGGTATTTACGGCACGAGCAACAATGTCTCCATCACCGGCAACACGGTCGGAGGCGATAACGCCGGCAACCCGGTCGGATCAGGCGCATATACCAACTTCGGAATCGCCATCGTGACGAGCGGTCCCGTCAATTTCAACGTAGCCGGCAACACCGTGGTAAGCCTCGCCGACGGGTTGGACCTGGCGTATTTGACCGCGAGAGATCCGCTCACTTTCGGAGCCACGTATTACATCGCATCGGAGACCGGCACGAACAATGCCATTGTCGGCCAATTGAACGCGAATATCCCCCAATCGGCAGGCCTGACCCTGCGCATCGCGCTGGGCCACAGCTTGCAGGCCGGCGCGAATACCTTGAACTTCAATAGCAAGGGAGCGGTCGCCATCAGGAGCAGCCGCAATACCGCCAACAACATCGCCACGGCCTATGCCGCTGGGGGCCTCATTACGCTGATGTACAACGGCACAGTGTGGGTCGATATCAGCCAATAGAGCTCACAATGCCCGAATTCAATCAGGTGCTTTTTAATTCCGCCGTGTTCGGCGGTAGCGCATCTTCTCCTCTCTGCAACATCAAGGCTGGAGACGTACTCTATATCGCCTTCCGCGAGGCACGCATCCTAAAGCGTCCCCAGGCCCTCAATTCGGCTAACGAATTGGCGGATGGCATGATTTTTCTCAACCAGCAGGTCAACTATTGGGCAGCGAGGGGATGCTACGCATGGACAACCACGTTCCTGGAGTACACCCTCACTCCCGGCCATCAGCCGCACCTGATCGGTCCTGACCTGCTCGCGCCCGACTTTCAGATAAACATGCGCCCGGCCAGGATAGAATCTGCCAACATTATCCTTCCCGGTCCGAGTCCCGTGGACGTGCCGATGGCCCTCCGGGATAACGCCTGGTGGGCCGCGAAGGCCGCCAAGAGCATCGCGAGCACCTTCCCGACGGACCTCTATTACGAGGCCGATTACCCGAACGGGCAACTCTGGTTCTGGCCGGTCCCGGCAGCCGCTTACGCAGTGCGCCTCGAGGGCAATGTTCTCCTCCAGCAGTTCGCCACGCTCGATGACTGCTTCATCGCACCTCCGGCCTACCTGGCAGCCGTCACCCTCACCCTTGCGGAGGAACTGGTGGATATCTGGGGTACGGAGATGCCGGGCAATCTCGCGCGGCGCGCGATCAAGGCCCGTGACGCCCTGCAGGTGAACAACAACCTCCCTCCGAGGATCGCGAGTGCCGATCACGGGACGTGGTCGAGCACTGGCGGGGACTTCAATTGGGCCACCGGAACGCTGCCAAATCGATGATTCAATGCGTGAGCAAAACCGACAAAGAGTTTCTGATGCAGATTGCCAATGTGCTGGATGGGATGCCGCGCCGGCCGGCCGATAAGCCGCACGGAGAGAGGACCGTGGTCTTGAGCGATAACTTTGCGAAACAGCTCACGAGCTGCCTCCGCAGCATCGCAGCAGGTATCGAAGCCGAGAAATAAATGGGACGTTTCGACGCCTTCCTGGGTCCGTTCAACGCATCCATCAGCCCCAACATAACGAGCGAGCTCACCATGAACTGGATACCGGAGCGGAACGCAGTCCCGGTAGAAGGCATGGGCACGGGGGTGACTGACAAGAACATCCGGTGCAGCCTCATCCGTACGCCTGGCCTCTCAACGTTCGTGCAATTGCCGCTGGCCCCGGTGCGATGCCTGTGGCCTGGAGAGAATCGCCTGCTCGCGGTGGGGGGAGACCACCTGTACGAGGTCAATGGGGCCGGGACCATCACCGACCGCTCGACCCCGGGATTCAGCGGCGCCACCGGTAGTGGGCCGGCCGGCGGCACGATCGGCAACGACAACAAGCCGGTGCAGATTTTCTCTAATGGCAACCAGATCCTGGTGATCAGCGCCGGCATGGCCTACTGCGACAACGGTAATGGGCCGGTGGTGTGCTCGCAGAGCCTCACGTTGAATGATCTGGTGGTGGATCCGGCACCCCCCGGAGGAATGACTTTTACCGATCTGCAGCTCGGGGGCATGAATACCATAATCCTTTCCCCTACCTACACTTTCACCGCTGATGATGTGGGAAAGATCCTGACCATCACATCAGGCACAGGATTTACACCGGGAACGTACACGGTGACCGCACTGCTCTATGGGGGCGGAGGATATCCCACCGGTTCGGCACTAGTGAACACCGGGGCAGGAACGGCCGGTTCTACCGGCGGACATGGCTCGCTGCAAAGCGCCGGCTCGGGCACTCCGGGATACGTGCTCACCACGGCAACCGGGGGCTCCTTCGACTCCACAGATGTCGGTAGGACGGTGCAGATTACCGGAGGGGTGGGCTTCAATCTAGTGACCCAGCCGATCCTGTCGATCACGTCCAATGGAGGAGCGGTAGGAGCCAGCGCGTGGGGCACTCCGGGATCGAGTCTGGGCACAGGTATTGAGCAACTGGGAAAGTACACCTTCAACGACCTGCAGCTGGGAGGGATAGGCCTCATCCTCCTCTCCGCTTCCCACACATTCGTTC